TCCGCGCACTTAGCGCGACACGTTTGTAAAAACCCGCCACTGGCGGCATTTCGCACCATAGGAGCACCTGTTATGCCCACTTACAACGGCAGCCAGGCCCAGGCGGGTCGTGGCTCTAGCTTTTCTATCGGGGGATCTTCTCTCACCGCACCGGGAACCGTCACCCCCACACCTTCCACCACCGGCGGCACGCTGGCTGCCGGCGCCCATTACTACGAGGTCACAGCGGTAGACGCCGGCGGCGGCGAGACGGCGGCAAGCCCGGAAGCAACGGGGACCACCACGGGTTCAACCGGCAGCGTGGCGCTGGCCTGGACTGCGGTCGCCAGCGCGGTCAGCTATAAGGTCTATAGGGGCGCCACGGCGGGCGCAGAAAACACCTTCTTCACCACCGGCACCAACGCCTTCACGGATGTAGGCGCCGCAGGCACCGGGGGCACACCGCCCGCCACGGGCGCGGGCACAGCGATCGGCGAAGTCGGCGACGTCCAGTTCAACCGCGGCAAGTGGATGGATGACGATGTGACCAACTTCCAGAGTGGGAGCGATAAGGAGATCATCGAAACCATTCGCGACAATGGCGACGTCACCGTCAGCGGCAACCGTGTCGCCGGCGATGCGGGGCAGCAAGCCATTGAGGCGGCGTACGGGGCTGGGGCGAAGTCGAACTTCAACCTGGTGCTGCCCAAGACGCCCAGCCAGGTCACGAAGGGCGATACCTACACCTTCAGCGCTTTTTGATCTCTCGGATTTCACCGTCAACACCACGAAGAAGATCGATTACAAGGTCTCGCTGAAGACAACCGGCCTGGTCAGCTTCGTCGCTGGCACCTAAAGGCCCCCACCTGCGCCCCCCGGGGAGGCCGACCATCGACGACCTCCGAAGCGTGCAGCAGTTTTAAAAATTATGGCCGGACGGCGCTTCCCCGGGGGAGCGTCCGGCCATAAGCCTTTTCGGAAAAGGATGAACGATGGCAAAGAAAAAGAGAGCGAAAGCGCCGGCGCCCATTCACGGCGCGACGCCGAAGGATGAGAGCATCACGCTGGGCGGCAAGGAATACCACCTGCTCTTCAACTACCGCGCGCTGGAAGTGGCGGAGATGAAGCTGGAGGCGGAAGGCCACACCGTCAACATGCTGCTGCAGTTGGATCCGCGGACGGTGGGCGCGAACCGCCTGCCGTTTCTTTTTTTTGCGGCGCTGGTCAGCAGGCATCCCGAGATCACGTTCAAGGCGGCGAAGGCGCTGGTCAATTTCCGCACCTCCATGCCGATTCATAACGCAGTGATGGATGCGTATGTCGCCGGGATGGTCGACCCGGCAGCGAAGAAGGACGATGAGGATGACCCTACCCCGGAGCCAGCCGCGGCGCCGTAGCGCTGGACTGGCTCAGTCTCTGGGCGTTCGCTCGCGTGGAGCTCGGCCTGACCTCGGACGAGTTTTATGGCATGACGCCGCGGCAGTTCGATGCTTTGGCGCGAGCGCATCGCCGCGCGAAGCGCCGGATGGTCGAGCACACTGAATACCTCTTCGGGCAACTCACCGCGATGGTGGCCAATACCGGCTTCCGCGGCTGGAACGAAGCACGCACGGCGGATGAATTTATGCCTTCACGCCAGATGCCCGATGAAGCGGACGAGAAAGCTGCGGGCCTGGCGGCCGAGCGCATGCGCTCCACGATGATTTCGTTTGCAGCATTTCAGAATGCGCGGGTCGCGCGCGATGGGGCGAACTGATGGGCATCCAGATGGCGGGTGCCGCAGAGATGCAATCCAGCATGCGCCGTCTCAGCGATGAGATCCGGCAGAAGCTGGTGCTGCGCGCGGTGCGCGATGCCGGCGTAGTGATCCAGGATGCGATGCGGGAAAGCGCGCATGTGCTGGCAGAGAGGAATCCCGGCAGCGATGCGCTCGAGCCCGGGCAGCTGCGCGAAGACATCCGCGTGCGCGCACGGCTGGATGAAGATGCCGTGGCGCGGGCCATCATCGGACCGGTGAAGTATGAGTATGTGGCACGATTTGTGGAGTTCGGTCACCGCCTGGTGAAGGGTGGCTATAGCAAGTCGGATGGTAAGGGCGGCTTGCGGGGGCCGGGCACGCAGATCGGCGAAGTGCCGGCGTATCCCACACTGCGGCCGGCATTCGAGCGCTCGCAGAGCGACGCGTTCGACAAGTTCAAGGGCAGCATGCAGACGTATCTTCCGGAGGCCTTGCGCTAGATGGGAACCATCGGCACAGTTCGCGCAGTCTTTGAAGCGGATACATCCGGCTTTGATGCTTCTACCAAAAGCGCAACCGCGTCACTCGGCCAGCTGGGCGAGCAGGCCGCGGTTGCTGGGCAGAAGGTGGATGCGGCCACGCGCCTGCAGGAGGCTGCAGCGCGTCGCGTGCAGCGCGTGCTGCAGCAGGTGGCGGCGGAGCAGAAGGCGCTCGCCGGGCAGAATGTATCCGCGGGCGCGCAGAAAGTCGCAGCAGCCACACTGGAGCAATCCCGCGCGTTCACTGAGCTGCGCCGTGTGCAGGGCCTGGTGCGCTCCGGCTATGTGGACGAGACAACGTCAGTCGATCTGCTGGCTGCTGCGCAATCGCGTGCGACTCAGGCCAGCGCCGCGCTGGCCGAGGCGAAGGATCGCGAGGGCGCGGCGGCCGAGCTGGCAGGGGTGCGTGAGGCGCTGGCGGGGCAGAAGGTGACGGAAGAGGCACTGCGTACCACTGCAGCGCTGCGTCAGCAGGCGGAAGCGCAGTCGCTCTTGAGTCGCACGCAGGCCCTGGTTGCCGGCGGCACGCTGGTTGGCCCGGAAGGCACGCAGCTGCTGGCAGCGGCGCAACTGAAGGCGGTCTCCGCGGCGGCGGAAGTGGCTGCAGCGAAGAAGGCGGAAGCTGTTGCCGTGGCCGAGGCCGCGGAAGAAGAAGCACTGTCGCAGAATGTGATCGTGCGTGCCTTCCAGCGCGTGGCGCTGGCCGCGCGGGAGTCCCTGGATTCCATCAAAGAGCGGCTGTCGCTGGTGGTGGAAGGTGGTGGGCTGGAAGTGGAAGGCATCTCGCGCGCCTTTGCCGGGCTAGGCTCTGCGCTGGGCGCCGGGCTCGCGGTGGGCTTCGTGGGCGACTATTTGGATGGTCTGGCCAAGCTGAACGTGGAGCTGGATCATCTGGCGACGAAGACGGGTATCGACATCCAGCAGCTTGCCGGGCTGCAGCAGATTGTGAAGGAGATGGGCGGCGAGTGGGATCCGGTGACCATGGGGCTGGTGCGCATGCAGCGCGCGCAGGTGCTGGCCGTGGAAGGTGCCAAGAACGCTTCCAACGCGCAGGTCCGCGCCTTCCAGGACATCGGCATCTCGGTACAGCAGCTGGAGCACTTGAGTCCGGAGCAGCTCTTCGTGCGCGTGGCTTCGGCGATCGCGCATATTCAGCAGCCGGCCGTCGCCACAGCTGCGGCGATGGGCATCTTCGGGCGCGGCGGCGCTGCACTTATACCCATCTTCAAAGAGCAGGGCGATCAGCTGGAAGCCAACATGACGAAGACGGGCAAGCTGACCGGCATCACCGACAAAAGTGCCGAGGCGGCGCGCCGCTGGACGGCCGACACCGCCAGGCTGAGCGCCGAGTTTCGCAGCGTGATGATGCCGGTGATGGAGCATGCCGAAGATGTAGTGAAGGGTGTGGGCGGCGCGTTCATGGCGGCGTTCTCTATGGTGGATAGCGTCTTAGAGACAGCGGCCGCGGGGATCATCTCCATCGTGGAGGGAATCGGCGGCCTGGGCAAAGCACTCTACGACATCAGCTCAGGCAACTATCTGGCTGCCTGGGGCGATGTGACCGGGACCAAAGACAAGATCGTCAAGAACTTTAAGGATGCCTTCGCCGACATCGGCAGCGAGTGGAAGAAGACGTATCACCTCTTCACCGACAAGAACGCGGCGCCGCCGTCGACGCCGGGCGGCGACACGGATACGGACCTCTCCGGGCTGGAGCGTCCCGCTTCCGGCGCGCAGGAGAAGGCTGCTCGCGCGCAGATGGAGGCCTTCGAAAATCAGTATGCCGAGATGGAGAAGGCGGGCAACGCGGATGTCTTCCAGACTCGCGCCTTCTGGCAGAAGAAGCTCGAGGCCATGCAGAAGGGTGCTGCGGAATACGACGCGGCCGCCGGCAACCTGAACTTCACCCGGATCAATGAGAAGCTTGGCGAATCCACCAAGCGCATGGATGAGGAGCTGGAGAAGTCGCTGCACCGGAAGAAGCCGGAGGGCGACGAAAGCTTGCTGCGCGAGCAGGAGCGCGCTGCCGATGAGCAGGCGAAGCGGGTGACGGAGATCCGCCAGCAGGCCGCGGATGCGCAGGCCAAGCTCGCGGAGAAGGCACAACTCTCCGATGTGTCGATCGCGCTCTCGCATGGCGAGATCAGCAAATATCAGGCGCTGGTGGCGGAAGCGCAGATCCACGCTGCCGCCTTCGGTGCGGAGATTGCCGATGTAGAAAGGCGACTCGCCGAAGCGCAGGCGATGAAGGATCTGCCCGGCATGCAGGAACAGATTGCCAAGCTGCAGGCGCAGCTTGCGCAGCTCCGCGGCCAGGCGCAGGAGCAGCAGCAGCAGGACAGCGCTGCGATCGATGCGCAGACGCCGGCGGGTGCCTTCCGCGATGCGATGAATGAATGGGTGCAGCAGTCCACGGACGCTGCCGCGCTTATCCGCAAGACGTTTACCGAGACGGCCACCGGCATCAATGACGATCTCGCGAGGTTTGCCACTGACCCGGCGCGCACCGGCTACGAGCGCATGCTGAACCTGCGCAACTCGCTCAGCGGCACCATCCGCGGCGTGGCCAACCAGGGCATCACCTTCGGACTTTCCAAGCTGGAATCGACGCTGCCCGGCGACCTGGGCAAGCTCTTTGGCGGCGGCAAGAAGCCGACCGGCAGCAAGGGCGATCCGCTGTATGTGATGCTGGCCGGCGTGGGATCTGCGGGCGGCCAAAGCGGCGGCGGGACGGTGGCTCAGGCGGCGCCAGAGATTGCCGGATTGTTTCCGCGCACCGGCGCTGCACCCAGCGTGGTGAGTGCGGGCGCATCGGAAGCCAACCGCGCCCTGGGTCCGCTCTTCAGTCCGAGCAACACCGGTTTGGAAAACGCGGGGCGCGCTGGTGGTGGACAGCCCAGCATGGTGCCGCAGGTGCTTACGAATAGCGGGCGCTTCATCGATTCGCTGTTCAGCAAGCCCAGCGGCGCGCCTGCAGGGCCCTCCAGCGCCTCTGATGACACCGGGGCGGGCGGCAGCAGCTATCTGGACGCTCTAGCCACACTCGCACCTGTTGTCACGGGTTCAACCGGCGGCGTGGCTCCGACTTTCTGGCCCGGCAATCCGCCTTTTGAAGGTTCTACCGCGTTCTACGACGCCTCCGGCAGTGCGCCGTACACCGCAGCCGACCTCAGCATGATGCAGCCGGACACTAGTGGCCTGACTGGGCTGCCGCAGGGCTCGTCGACGCAGGCGCCGGGACAGCTAGCGCCGCAGGTCACGGTGCAGACGTCGAAGCCCAGCGGCGTGGGCAGCATGGTGCAGAGTCTGGTGGGCATGGGGCTCAAGCTGATTCCTGGCTTCGCAACCGGCGGCCCCATCGCGCCGGATATGGGCTCGTTCATCGTGGGTGAGGAAGGCCCGGAGCTCCTGAACATCGGCTCCGCCAGCGCGCACGTCACGCCCAACAGCCAGCTCAAGAGCTATGGCAGCGGCGGCGACACGCATAACCACACCTGGAATGTGGATGCGCGCGGGAGCAATGATCCAGGCGCATTCGAGGCGGCCATGAACCGCGTGATGCCGGGTGTGATCAAGCAGGCCGCGCAGATGGGCATGCAGGGCACCCGCGAAAACAAGATGCGCCGTCCCACCTCGGTCCACTAATCATGCCCATTTCAACCATCACTGTTGGCGGCCTGTCCATCAACCTGGTTACTCTGCCCACCACGCCCGCGCTGCGCCAGGTGGAGTTCAAGTGGAACGATTCCATCGCCGTCAGCCCACGCAGCTTTACCGGGCAGATGCAGCGGCAGGCGTGGCCCGGCGCGGATATGTGGAGCGGCACCTTCACTCTGCCGCCGCTCACCATAGCGCAGCAGGACCCGTGGGAGGCGGCGCTGCTGCAGCTGCGTGGTATGCAGAATGCCTTCCAGCTGGGCGATCCGCGCAAGGCCACGCCGCGGGGCACGCCTTCCGGTACGCCGCTGGTAGACAACACGCAGAACAATGG